TTCCATTTTCTAAGTTCATAGTTGCCAAAGTAACTTCTTCTGCTTTGACTTCTACATCCTTAACTTCATCTTTTGATAATTCCATACCTAAGATATTTTTAATTTTACTTAATGTATCAGTTGCTTTCATAATCATATAATTATATTGAACTTAAAATTTATATATTTGGTCTAACTTTCTGTTTGACCTACACCTTGTGCAAACAAAGTTCCATCACAACAATCAGGATGGTAAGTGTTATCATCACACAAACAACCCTTAGTAGACCTTATAGGACTTGTATATGATGGTGCAGGATTTTTTCTTTTTCTATTTTTGTTCATCTTCCTTGACCTCTGTATTTTTTAAGGTAGTTTTTGCTAGATTTTAGTTTACTGCTTTTAGTTTTAGCATGTACTCCTTTTCTTCTGACCTTAGGTTTCTCAACTTTGACATGAATTATCCTCCTTGCCATTAGTATCTTTTCTTTTTCTTTTTATGTTTTCTTTTATTAGGCATGATTAACTTCTTATTGGTATACAATTTGGCACTCTTTTGCCATTCTTAATTTTAAATCCATACATTTCATAACCTGCTTGACATGGTTTCTTTAGTGTATGTTGGAAACAAGGCATATACCACTCTTTTCCATCTAGCTCATGCATATGGTAACCTTCACATCCTATATTTTTAGCCATCTCCTCTGCTTTCTCAACAGAAGAATATGCTAATCTATCATCAATTATTGCAAAATCATCATCAACTACAATAGTCTCTAGCTCTAACTCTCCTAATTCTCTTAGTTTGTTTCTGCTCCATCCTAATGCTGCTAACCCACCCCACAATAGGTATGATATATTAGCACATGCCTCTGAATCATTTTCATTTTTTCTATACTGATCTTCTGCTCTAGACAGATAGCTGTACATTCTTTTGATTGTTGCTACTGTTATATTCTTTTTTTGTGCTAATTGTGTAGCTCTAATCTTACCTACATCTGTTGCACATCTATTTTTAATTTTTTTATTAAGCTCTATTCCTTTTTTTGCATTATTTGCTACACCTTGTGGATAGTCATTAAAGCTCTCTAACTCTACTTCTTCTTCATTAATAACACTTTCTATTTCAGATAAAAGAAACTCTGCCTCTGCTGCCTCTAATTTGCTTAGAAAGTCATTTATAGATTCATTTGGTCTTTCTTGTTTATCTGCAAAATAGCCTTCTATAGAAAAACCTCTAACCACACCTTCTTTAACATAATCTTTCCACACTTCATCACTATCAACTCTAATAGCTCCCATCCATGTTCCTAGTGGTACTTCCTTTGTACTTTCATATAATCTACTTTTGTCATGCACTTCATCTTGTACAATCCAACTTTCTACAAGAGTTAGTCCTTTAAGACTATATTGATGTTCTAAAGTAGCATTACCTTGATTACCTTCTTTTAAATACATTTGACTAGCTTTTTCTACAGTATCTTTACTAAAGTATATGTAGTAATCTTCTTTATCACCATTTCTTAAAATTGGTTTATTAGGTATAAGTATAGGACCAAGTAGTAATCTTTTTTCTTTTGATACTTCTGCTAACTTTATTTCTTGATCTTTTAAAGCTACAAAGTTGCTTTGTATTGCAGGATTCTCTACAATAGATATTGCATCTATTCCATTAAATTCTTGGTTTTCATCTAATATTAACTCTACTATCTTCATATCTATATAATGTATTTATTTTCTTTTTTTTTAAAATCCTGCTATAGGTCCACCTAATGCTGCATTTCTAATTCTGTTTCTTTCTAACTCTTGTGCAGTTGTTACATCACCTGCTACAACAAATGCTTTCACAGGTTGTTGTGTTTGTCCTGCTATAGCTTCTGTTAGTTGGTTTATAGGTGATGCACCTACAACATTAAAACTAGGTGGTTGTATTTGTGGTACTGGTGTAGCACCTGCACCTCCTGTTGCAACTCCTCCTACACTTAGTACAGGTATTTGTGTTTGCTGTATAGCTCTAATCTGTTGGAAACCTGTAGCTAATACTAGTGCAACATCTGCTGCTTTTTGAAAAGGTGTAACATTTAAAGGATTGTTTAGTGCTTGTGCTGCACCTGCATATGTAGCTATAATTGCATTTGCTATACCTAATGCTTTTGCTGCATTTGAACCTTCTGCTGCTAATCCTATACCTAGAGCTGTAAACTTCAATGCTAAATCTAACTTTTGTTGTTCTGTAGTTTCTGTTAGATCTACATCTGTTTTAGTTGCATTTATTCTTAAATCTTGTTCTGCTATAATTCTTGCAGTTTCTAATTCAAATGTATCTCTACCAAACTGTTTTGCAAGTTTTATTAATGCATCATATCTATCATTACTTTTTTTAACAGCTAACTCTAGTTTTAATTCTTCTGTTATTGCAAGAGCTTCTAACTCTCTTTCTTCAAATGACTTTAGTGCATCCTCTTGTGCTTTTATTTCATCTTGTGCTGCTTTTGTTGCAGCTTCATTAGCAGTTTTCTCCTCATTCTTTAATGCTATGATCTGACCAGTAACTTCTTTTTGCTTAGATAGTCTAGTAGTTTCTAATGTGATAAGGTCTGCTCTTAATTGTGCTTCTTCTTGTAGATCTTCTTTTGTAGATCCTGATAATTTGTTCTCCTCAATTTTAGCATTAAGTCTAATTTGTGTCAATGCTATTTCTTTATTTGTAATTTCTTCATCTAATGCACTAGCTTCTTGTAAAAATCCTATTCTTTCTTCTGTACTAAATTTTTCTCTATCAACTGCTTTTTCTAATAACTCTGCTCTATTTCTGTCTGCCTCAGCTCTATCTACAAGTAACTGTCTTTCTATTTTATCTGCTTTAGCTCTAGCATCTGCAAGTTCACCTGCTATCTTTATTTCTTTTCTAGTTTCCTCTCCAAAGTCTTTTACACCATCAACTACATCACTAATGTTTCCTCTAAGGTCTTGAAATGCTACTGATGCTGCTGCTATGTTTCCTGTAAAGAAATTAGCAAATGCTTTACCTGCATTCATAACTGCATTACCTAAATCAGACATAATGTCTAAAACATTACCAGTTACAACTGCTATTTGACTCATGATCTTAGCAAATTTGTTCTGACCTTCTTCTGAATTGTTAAATGCTGCTGTAACAGATCCTATAACTAATGCAAATGCACCTATACCAGTAGCTATAATTGCACCTTTAAGAGTAGCTAAACTTTTTATTGCAGTTTTTATACCTGCAACTACTGCTTTAAATTGTGTAACTAACCCACTTGTTAAGACATCACCAGTTTCTCCAACTGCATCCATGTCTGTTTTAGTCTCTTTTAGCTTATCATTAGTTTCATCAATCTCCTCATTAGCCTTATCATTATCAACTTCAAAGGTTATTTTATATTTACCTATTTTCATTAGTCTTTTTTATCAAATTTTCCAATTCTTTTAGCTAGTTTAAAACCATCTTTCCAGTTATCAGGTAAGTAATGACTACCTTGTGCAAATCTGATACTCTCAGTTTCACCATTTACCACCTGTAAAAGCTCTATTATATTCTTTAGCATACTATTTATATAATACTTAATTGTTGATTTTTTAATTTTTGCTCATATTCTTTATGATCAGCTCCACCATTCCATATATTTTCTCTCCACCAACTTGTAATTATATACTTTGTGCCTTTTGTTACTTCTTCTCCACTATGTTGCATGTATTCATTTGGATGTCCATGTTGTAAATTATTCCAAACTACAGCTTTACAACTTAATGGTTTTATTTCTTTTTTTAGATGAGGAAAGTTAGTAGTACCTCCTTCAAAATTATCATTTAAATACAGCATAAAAGTGTATGTTCTGTTGCCACTTGACAAACAGTTTTTCTCATAACTATCACCTTTAAAATAATCATGATGTGATCTAAAATATTGACCTTGTTCATATCTTTGACCTTGTAGTGATTCACCTTTATGTAGAGGTTGTCCTAAATATTTAGCTATTTTTTTGTGTAATGTTTCTACAGTAGGATCATTAGCTACAAGATTAGATGTATATGATGTTCTTGCTTGACTATATTGATTCATTTGTTTACCTCCTGCTACAACCATAGACTTATTAGCATACCTATCTATCATATTCATTAGATACCTAGCTTCTTCTTTTGTAATAAAGTTTTGTATTTCTTTCATTATGGACAATTAGATGTAAATGGACCTGTTAATGTACCTGCTGTTGCATTCCAAAAGTAATAATTTGATCCTGCATTAGTTGCAAAATATTGATCTGTAGGAAATAGTGTGTTACATGTATCATCTGTATATACTTCACTTGCAGATGCTAATGTACTTGCATTTAAATATACAGTTCTTGTAAGACCATCACATATATCTATAGGTGCAGCACCTTTAACCAATGATAATGTAAAACATGTTTGTGCAGGTGGTGATGGAGGAGGAGGTGGTACTGGTACTGTAGATTGACAATCTAAACAGTTAGCTCCTGCTGTATTTTCTTGACTAAATATAGTAAAGTTTTGACTATTTAATTCAGTAGGATTTACACCTTGATGGTTACTATCCCATCTATAACATTCAAAACCTCCAACAGGTTGTATTACCCACCATGTACTTATAGGTTGATAACTGTATACATCAACTATAAAACCAGTAGGATCATCACAACTTATAAATCTTGCATAATATATACTTGCAGGTGGTTGCACAGGTGTAGGTGGTACTGATATACAGTTGTTTCCTCCATCTGCACACACAACTCCTACTTGTATACCTGTGTTTATTAATGCAGCTCCTACAACTTGATACCTTATTGAGTTTACTGTAACAGTATCATTTGAGTTAAAACTGACATCATTAACTGTTTGTAAAGAAAGATAACCTGTTGTACTATCATCACATTTTTGTAATGACCAATATTGTGTAGAACCTGTTATTGTAGGACAATTAGTCTGACCTGTATCTGTTACTGTACCTACATTTGCATAACCTCCTCCTGATACCCCTACTGATACTACTGTATAAGGCATACCACAACTATCTGTTACTCTGTCATTTACACTTAGGCTTATTTGTGAAATACTGTTGCCTGATCTGTAACCTGTTTGTAAAGTATAACATTGTTTTAATTCATAAAAAGTAGGACATGCTGTTTCTGTACTAGTAACAACTGTACCTACTGATGTTCCACTTGTTGTTGTACCTAATACTTTATATAATGGACCTGCTGTGCTGCCACTATGCACCATATCACCTACACTTAAACTGATTTGAGTTGTTGTTTGTGCTGTTATATAACTTGTGCTACCTGTACTACATTGTTGTAATTGGTAATATTGTACAGTTCCACAAGGTGTGCTTGGACATCCTAAAGATCCTAGACTTGTAACTTGACCTATTGCATTTGCATATGTTGTAGTATCTGTTGTTGTAGCATTTACAGTATAACATTTACCTGTACTATTATCTTGCACTAATGATGCTTGATTAGGATTGCTATTAGCTGTTAAATTAGGTATATCTGCTGTTGTTGTAGCTGTTCTTATTTGTGTAGCTGTTTGACAATCTCTAAGTAAATAATAAACAGGTAAAACTGTACAAGAACAAGAGCTTAATGCATCTAAATCTATAGATCCTGATGTGTTTGTTGTGTTTTGTGCTTCATAACATGTTCCATTATATGTTAATTGTGTGTTATTTAAGTTGCTACAGTTACTAAAACCATAATGTTGTATAGAACCATCTGTACAACTGTTTAAAGAATAGTAGTATGTAGTACATGATCCAGTTTGCAAACTTGCAATATTTATTGTTCCTGTTTGATTTGCACTTGCAGGACTTATAACATATGTTTGATTTTGATATACAACAGTACCACTAAAAGAATTACTAGCATGATAACCAAAAAGAGTTGTACCACTACAACATGGATTTAATGCATAATAGTTTGTTGTTGTGTTACCACTACATGTTAGTTGTGCAGGACTAGGTGTAGATGCTATTGTAACACTAGGTACAGAATCTAATGCAGTTGAGTTTTCAATTACATACTTAGTACTTCCTGAATCAAAGACTTGTTGTGTAATAGCATATGTTGGATTCCCTACATCTGTTGATGATCTAAAATTTGTACTATTATCACTACATCTCTTTAATGTATAATAATTAGTTACTGGTGTAGTTGGTGTAGAAGGGCATCCTGTTAATCCTGTTGCTGTTATAGCTTTTGATGTATATGTGTTAGGCACATTGTTACCTGTAACTTTATATGTGTTTCCTGAGCTATCTTCTACTCTTTGATTGATTGCTAAATTTAATGTACCTAATGTTGTAGTAGATTCAAAAGTAGCATTTGGAGCTGCACACTCATATAATGTTAAAACATTTGTTAATGGACCTTCTTGACCACCTGATCCCCCAGTCTCAGTTTGTGCAACTGCTGCATCATTTACTGTCTCATTTAACAGCTCTAATTGACTTGAACCTGTTAATAAATCTGTAGTAATACTGTTAATCTTGTAATTATTGTCATTTATTCTTACAGTATCTGCAAGAGTAAAGTTAATTACAAACTTTTTTGGTAATCTAGCATTTATTCTTGTTAATCTTTTTGCTGAATTGAATACACCTGCAATATAAAATCTATGATATTTTTCAAATAGTGTGTCTGTAAATGCAGATGTAAAATCCCATTCTGATAATTCTAAATCAAAATGTATTCCTTCTTTGTTTACTGTAGCATCTCTACTAACAAAATTAGAAGGCATCCAGTAATCTGATATATCTGATATGCTAGTTGTTCCTGTTTTTCCTAATAAGAATCTAAATGGATTAGTTAAATTAACAAACTCACCAATAAATAATACAGGTTTTTTAAAATATGGCTCATTCTTTTCATCTGCCATAAACCCCCATTGTATATCTGTATTGATTCCATTAATTCTTTCATATTTTAAATGTGCAAAAGGTGCTGTTACTTCAAACTTCTGATCATTGGAGTTTAAGTTTCCTGTTTCAACATATTTAGCTGCACCCCATTCTACACCTTGTGATTCTTTATGTTGTTTTGCTAATGTTGCATCTGTATCTTCATACTTAAATTCTATCTCTCTATAAGGTAATGCCTTATCTACTTGTATAGATGATGGATCTACAAACTCTGTAATATCTCTAATAGTTCCTCCATTATAAAAACTCTCTAATGTCTTGACATGTATAATGCCATCTTTTTGAAATGCAGTTAAATTAAACATTGTAAATAGACCAGTTAAAAAGTCTATGACCTTCATACTAGGAATATTATCAGTTATAATAAACTCTTTTTCTAGTGGTACAGATATAGCTGAATTAATTTGAGATGTATATTGGTTTCCACTTGTATCAATTCCTGTAAATGCACAACTATCTATTGTAAATGCTGTTGTGGTTTCTATGTGTAAAGTAAAACCTTCTGATGTTGGACCTAGCTGTTGTGATATTTGTGCTGATGTGTTAGTTGATGCTGCAAATGTTTTTCTTAATACTTCTTCTGCACCTTCTTTAATTATAGCTGTAAACTCAGGATAACCTCCTTGTGTACCAAACCCAAATGTATATGTCCCTAATAAAGAATCACTTTGTCTATTTTGAAACACTAGTAATGCATCATTATTCATCTGCATAGAGGTGTTTTGAGGTAACAATGGAAAACCTTTGATTTGTTTTTCTGCAAGATCTAAATCATCATAAACTCTACCTTCTTTTTTTTGCAATAGCATGTAAAGGTTTTTATATGCCTCAGGTCCATTTGTTAAATTTAAAAAATCATCACTAAATGTTATGTTTGTATATTGTTCTTGTATAGCTTTTACAATCAGATGTACTTTAATAGCATATGTTAAATCTTCAAATAAAACTCCATGTACATCATCAGCTCCTAAATTAGTGTGATTTGTAGGATATAGATTTCCACCTAGAGCTGTATTATCTGTACCATCTGTATTTGTGTAAGGTATGTTAAGGCTAGAATCATAGTAAAACCTCATAGTGTTAGATATTAGAGGTACTATAAGTCCTGCAACATACTCTACACCATCAACTGTGTGTTTATAACCTTCACTATTTGTTAGTATGTTTTCTATTTCTGCTGCACTATAAGTTGTGTTAAAGTTATTTAGCCAAGATAATCCTGATAATTCATCTTCTCCTAACAAGTCTTTTAGATTTACAGTATTACCATAAAATGTAACTCTATAAGATCTAGGTTTACCTTTTTCTAGGTCTACACCTTCTAGTGTTATTTTACCTTCTCTGTATGGTATAGTGTTTAGTTCTATTCTTGCAGCTACTTTTTTTCTTGCATCAAATGTATAACCTTGTGCTAAATTAAATCTGTAGTAATGTTTAAATATCTTGTTGTTAGTATCTGATGCAGGTAATGAAAAAGGTTTAGTAAAATCTGTAAAAACCTTAGATACATCTTTTATGTTTTGTATTGTTTCTGTTAAACTAACAGTTTCATCAGAGAATAAATCTACTCTTTGATTGTTTATGTATAATTGAAATTTGCTCATTATCTAACACTATTTACTACATCATATGCAAAGACCATTTCTAAAGAATAGTTTACAAGTTTATCATTTACCTTTGTTTTTTTTGTTAAAGAGCTAGTGTTTATATTTACTGGATGTACTGTAGTATCTATAATTGCCCACACTTGTTCTGACAACATTAGCTGTTTTATTGTTTCATATTGTCCTTGATCTATGTAGCCTGTATTTATTTGTATTGTTTCAGATCCTTGTTTGTTGTAAACATATTTTTGATGATCTGTATTAGAGTATGTGTTAGCTTGAATTAACATAGATTCATAGTTTTCTTGTGTGCTATTAAATCCTATTGTGTTCTTTTTGTTAAAATGAAACTCTTGTAAAGCTCCAAACTTATTCATAAATACAACTTTAATAATATCAAATACTGGTTCACATATCCTTTTAATTTGAACAGTAATACCACCTACTGTAACACTTGTATCTGATGATGATACAGTAGTATAACTTACAGCATTAGATGATTCAACTGGTATATATGCATCTCCAGTTTCAGGTAAGTACATAACTGTAGCACTTTGTAACATTTGACCTGATGATAATTCATGATTAGAACCTTCTAAAAATTCTGAATATGCATCAAATCCATGTAATGTATGTGTTACTGTTTCTGATCCTATTGGTGAATCAGGAGTACCTGCTGCACTATTAGCAGCTCTTGTAACTTTGTTGTTAGTGTAAAACTCTACTTTTATTGTAGCAGTTACTGTTTGACTTGATATAGTAGTAGATGAATATGGAAACACACCATCCCATGTTGGATTGAGGTAGTCTCTTATAAGTTCTGATACTTCAAATGTTATTCTATTACTAGTTGTATCTTTTGATATTATATACACATCTGAACTATTTATTGTAATAGTTAAATCTGCTGATGCAGCAGTTGTGCTTGATGTCTGATCAATAAAGAAAGGTGATCTAAGTCTTGCTAAATATGTTGCCATTATGTTGTTGTAAATTTTAAAAAGTTGTCTATATCTAATTCATACTTGTCTATGAACTCTTTTGGTAGCTTTTTGTATGCTGCTTGAAAAGCATCTGTAAAAAAGTAAGTTGGCTCTAGACCTTTCATGTATATAGATCTTGCAATTAAAAATGTTAGAGATTGTCTTTTAACAAATCTACCTTTATCATCTCTTGTACCTTTTAGTCCTCTTTTGACAACCCACTTATCTAATGATTTTGGAGGTGGCATTTTATTAGTATACTTATATGTAGGTAATCCTGCTTTTCTTTTACCATACTTTTTCTTCTTACCATCTACACCTGCATCTTGATACTGACCATATCCTGCCATTTCAAAGTCTAACTCAAAAGATTTAGGATTCACTTTTACATTACTTTGTAGAGACCTAGAAAGTTTACCTGATGCATTTCTTTTTTTAAGGTTTTGTTTTGCACCTCTAATAACTTCTTTAGCAAAGTTTTCTAATACTTTTGTAGTCTCTTTATATTTCATTAGCAATAATCTGTATCATTAAATATTTCTACTGTAAATGATGTTGCCCATCCTGCTAGTACATTTTCAAACCTATCAAAAAAAGGTTCACATGTAGCATCACCTACAAGTTGATAACCATCTTGATACATTTGTCCTTTTCTAAGTTTTGTAACAAGTTTATTAGAAACTGTTAGTTGTGTATTTAAAATGTCATGTGTATTGTTATTACCTAAAAATAGATCATTAACATGCTCTTTACTGCTGTCTATTTGTTCCATTGTTAGTATAGTAAAACTAAACTGCATTGTTTTTTCTGCATGTACTACATTCTCTATTATCATATGTGCAAGAGGAAAGATTGTTTGTTTACCTAGATCTACATCTGTTATATCTCCAAATGTCATTGTCTTTATACTAGGATTGTTTATTAGTTCATTCTTTATTTCTTCAACTACTAAGTAAAATCCTCTTTGTGCTTTATCTGCTGCCATGCTTTCTTTTTAATCTTTGATTTTCTATTGTTTGTTTTTCATTTACAAATTCTAAATACATCAATATTTTGTGTAATTTCTGTTCTGAGATATGTTCAAATCTTGTAACATCTCCTTGAGCTGCTTGGTAAAATGATGTATACCAACCCCACTTTCTATTAAACCCTCCTTCTGATGTGTATGATCCTTCAGAACTCCCTTCTGCAAATAATCCATCATAACTATTGATAACTCTTTGCCTAAATTCATTAAAAAAAAAACAGCACCTAATGCATATCCTAGTGGCATCTCTTTCATAGTATCATCAGTAATAGCAGTATATTCTTTAATATTATATCTGCCTCTTACACTAATGTCTACTGGTCTATACAATACTTGCATAGCTTTATGCATTTCTTGCCAGTCTCCTAAGTATGTATCTAAGTCTACAAATTCACCAAAACTAATTTCATCTAAGTTTGGTATAAATCCATAGTTCACTCCATTCATGTGAAACTGTCTTTTTAATTTCTGATCTTGATCAAACATAAGACCTAGATCTGTTACAATCTCCTGCACATCTCTCCACCTCATTTTCATGACATAATCTAATCTAGTGTTACAAAAGATCTCTACCATTTTTTGTGCAATAAAGGTTTGATCCTCATTGTCCTTCTCCATTTTTAAGTATTTCTGATACTGCCCTAATGTTATTTCTGTTAGGTTCTCAGGTATCTTTAGTGTTAGTTCCATATCTATATAATAATAAAATAGATAAGTTTTAAAAAAAAGTTATCAAAATATTTGGTGATATTATAATAATGTATTATATTTATACTATAAATATGAAAAACACTATTATGAACAATTTAGAAAATTACTGGAATCATGAGTACAGGCACTATCTTAGAGATGCTAGACCTCATGAAAAAGATAGAATTAAAAATCTATTTATTAAAAACAACTTAGAGTTAGATGGAGAATCTGATGCACACTTAGACATCATTAAAAAGGTTTTACCATTCTTTTTTAACCTTCACAAATACAAAAACTTTATATAATGAAAAACACAAAATTTAGTATACAAACAAACATTAAAAAATCTAATGATTATTGGTTTATCACTTTAGTGTGCCATCATCCTGATTCATCATGGAAGAAAAACACAGATAGTAAGTTTAAAATCAAATGTCCTTTTGAAGAAACAATAGACATGAACATAGATGACATGAATATCTTTAAGTCTTTTTGCAAAGATTTAGGAGTACCATCTTGGCATGTAATTGAATTCATGGAAAAATGTATAGATATTGCTGTAGATGAATGGCAAGATATAAATATATCTAATGAATCTTTTAAATGGTTACAAATGCCTGAAACTGTAGAATTACTAAAAAGACAAACTATATAATTATGAAAGACTTAAAAGAATTAGAAAAATACTTTAACCAACCATTATGGTTAATAACCTTATTACTTTGGATCTTGACAACAGGACTGGTTATCCTAATGTCATATGTAGATTCATTGTGATGTTTTTCATATTAATTAGTTTTAATCACAGGAGAGGAGGCTTAGGTCTCCCTCCTTTTTTTATTTTATAGCATACCTTCCATAGTTAGGATAGGATAGTTTATGAACTACACTATATCTTAGTGCATCACAAAAGTGATTGTTTAGGTCTAGTGGTTTATTAGTAGGATTGCCATTCCTATCTTCTACATACTTATAGCTCTCTAGTTCTCTTATTGCATTAGTGCTATCTTTTGTTACATGTAGTTTGTATCTTCTGATCATGTCTATTCCATAATTGATTTCATACTTCTTCTTGCCTTTTATATTCCATCCCATTCTATAGATCTCCTCTATACTTTTAGGTTCACTAGAATCTGCAAATATCTCATCCCTTCTATCTAATCCTAATGCTTCAAACTTTCTAGCAAGATCCTGATTAGTTAATCCAGTCTCATATAAGATTTCTCTAACATACATGTTGTCTCCTTCTATGTAGGTCTCACACATACTAGATGGATCTGATGCAAAGCCAAAGTCTAATCCTCTAGAGACAAGTTTAGCTGTTTCAGGTATGTCATTACAAATACTAAACTTAAATACAAGTGATCTGTTCTGTCCTCTTAGTCCTAATCCATACACTCTGTATAATTCAGGATCTGTTTCTTTTAATCTCAGGAGTTCTTGTCTTAGTGTATCTGATATAAATGGATTCTGCATAAATGTAGAAATGTGTAATTGACAATCAGGTCTCTCTAACACTTTATCATATATCCAATGAAACTGATCATGTGGATTGTAGTCTATGATAACAGATACTTCACCCTCTGCACCATCTGTTCTAAACAGTAACTGGTTCCATGATTCTAGATCTACCTCATTAGCTTCATTAACAAATAATAGATCTCTCTTTCTACCTCTAACTCTAGATCCCATATCTAAGCTAAAGAACTCTATTAGGTTTCCATTTAACCAATACTCATTAGATGTCTTGTTATGATAGATCTCTGAGTAGAGGTCATTCTGCTTTAGGATTTCTAGAAAGTCTCTTAGAACTGATGCTTTTAAACTAGGCAAGGTTTTTCTACATATAGATATTACTCTGCCTGTATGCTTATTACAATAACTAAATATGATCCACAATAATGAGTTAAAAGTTTTCCCTGATCTGCTTGATCCCTGTAATGCCACTATTTTGCTTGTGCTTGATTCTAAAACTTTAAATACAACATTAGTTTGTATCTGTTTCATCCTTTAGTATCTTTACCTCAAACATCTTATCTCCAATAGTATCTACTTCCTGTCTTTCTATATAGCCTCTTTTCTTACCTTTTGTTTTTAGATAGAATAGTATCTCTGCTGTTTTACCATCTCTGATATTAGACAATAACTGATGCTCTGCAAAGTCTAGTAGACCTTCTCTAACCTCATCTACCTGACCTGCAAAATCACTATCCTTCATCCAATCATAGAAAGTCTGTCTAGAGATGTTAGCTGCTTTACATGCTTTACTAACATTCCCCATCTTACTTGCATATACTTCTAAAAACTTTGATCTATCTTTTGCCATCTTTTACTTAGTGAATCTTTTATCTTTTCTAATCTCTCTATTGTGTATTTAGATCTTGGTAACTTCTCATCTAGTTTGTTAATAACTGTACTCTTAATTGTGTAACAAGATGTCATTAATAACATCAAAAATATTACCAAAATCCTTTTTACTAATTTATTGTCAGTTTTGTAAACTTTCTTCTTCACTCATTTGTATAATAGCCTCCTCATACATTTCTTTTACAATTGTTGATAACTTTAGCAAATCATCATCTGATAAATACTTGAGTTTTGGCTTTATATAATCTATTCTTTGTGCTGCAAGATCTTCTTCTAGATCTATTACAACAGCATGATACCACTCTAATAAATGTGGTGAATACTTACTGTAAACTTCAAAAGACTTTATGCTATGTATTACACTAGCATGTGTTATATAATAATTATACTCTTGTGCTAAGTCCTGTATTTCTCTAAGTGTAAATCTATAGAACTTTTTTAGTACTGTATATAGGAGAGATCTAATCTCAACTACTTCCCTTCTTCTTGTATTCTCAAATACTCTATATCCTGACAATGATTCTATTTCATTTATCAGGCTCATTATTCTACTTCTATTCCTCATTGTTTTCTAATTTAGTTTGTAATGCTGCTAATGCTCTCCATGCTACCTTAGCTAAATGTGATACTCCATCATCATCATCTTCCTTAGCTTGTATTAGATGTCTAGTTAATGCATCTAGGTGGTCCATACTTTTACTCTTGTCCCAATGTAGAGGTTTGCCTTTGTGATGTTGTTCATTTCCAATCTTGCTCACTCTAGATATTTCCATAAGAGCATCAGGAAAATAGTTTATTACACCTGTCCATACTGGATAATCTTTTCTATTCATTATCTAAACACCCAAAATAAAAAGTTAATTCCCATAATAGACCAAAATGTAAATATTGGTAATCCCCAAACTATATATCTCAGTAGTCTTTGTTGAAAAGCTATATCAGCTTTAGTTGTTCTGTAGTGATATCTTAAATCTGCTTTTGGTATGTAATGTTTCATAGTTCTATGTTTATATAATATTGATCTAAATCTGATTCATGCATAAACCACTCCTCATAAATATCTAATGCTCTCCTAGCTTTTGCTTCACCTCTTAGATAAAACTCCTCTGATACTTGTGCATAACCTATATCAAGAGATCCTTTATCTATAACAATAAATCCCATATTCTCAGGTAATATATCAAAGGCTTGGCAATATAGAAAGCATTGTAGGTCATATGCATATTTATTTGCTGAATATTCCCATCCATTTAATGATGCTGTTGTCTTTAAGTCATACATCTCACAATTATTGCTTAGAATATCTGCTCTTGCTCTAAAAGGATATAGGTTTCCATTATGCTCTAATGTAAAAACCTCACTCTGCTCAAACTCAGAATCATTTAACTTTTGCAATACCATTTCATTTCTAAGTAATGCATCAGCTAATCTCTCTGCATCATGTTTTTCTTTTAGTGTAAATACTTTACCATATTGTTTAACTGCATCTTTATATTTTTTTGTATTCTTACTTTGCACATTAACAAATATCTGACTGGCAAATACATCAGGTTGTAGTACAGCAGCATGTGCTAACCACCCATCTCTAAATGCTTGTGCATCAGGTTGTCCATATTCTAGGATATGTTTGTATGTCTTTGGGGAAGATAGTAAGTGTTTTAAAGAACTGCTAGAAAAACAGTACTTGCCTAAATAATTATAGTAAAAGTCATCATTGTCAGCTTGTTTTACTAAATCTTCTTTGTCATATGTTTGACCATCTAATAGTGTTATTTTCATTCTTGTAGTTTAAGTGTTACTGTTATAAATAATGTCTTGTTGTGTACATGATAAAACTTTCCTATGATCCTAGCCATTAATTCCATGTTCTGAAATGTAACAAGTACTTCTTCATACATATTAGGTATAGCTTCAAAATCCATCCATATAGCATTGAGCTGATCTATAATTAGATTCTCAATATCTATCTCTGCACCTTTATAAATTGTATTAGGATCAAACTCTAGCTCTACTCCTAACTCAATCTTCTTTGGTCTCCAATTTGGATTCAGCTTTTCTAGCTCTTTCAACTGCTCTTAATTTATCTGCTCTATATTCATCTATACTCAACATCAAAAGATGTCTGTCATTCTGTAGCTCTGTTACATAAAAATGTATTTGCACTACAGCATTAATTAATGTCTCTAGCTTTTCATTAGTAGGATTCTTTTTCTGATACTCTAATAATATGTTATTTACTATTTCAGCATTAGTCAAATACTGCATGTCTTTTAAATTGTCTAGCTTTTTACTAACTAATTGTCTGTCTATGTCCTTTGTAGGCACACTAATATTGAAATCTGTATTTTTCATAATCTCTTATATCTGATTCTCTAACTTTTATTATTACATCTTTATTACCATCTCTAGTATATAAACAATGGTAATCAGATTTGTTTATGCAATTCTCCTGAAATCTTTTTATGTATTTAACTAATCCTAGTCTATCATAAAACACATAGCTGTTTATATCAAGATATTCAATAACCATATATTTTGCAAAGCCATATAGAGAACCCTTACCTCCCCAAACATTTCTTTTCTCTAACCATACTGCCTCAGTATTTTTATCTCCTTTTAGGTCTACAGGAGTTATCTCACCAATAATAAAATCTACATGATAATTTTTATCAATGTGTGTAGATGTTTTTGTTGCTCCTATTCCTATCTTATCCATAAAGTCTTTAAACCTTTTCTCTGATAACTCACCTTTTTTCCAGTTACCTTTATTCTGATAACTTCTTGGTTTGAACCCCATTCTCATAAACTTTTTCTAAATCTCCTATCCACACATTTATTGTGTCCATCTTCTTAACTCCTCCACACCCACAAGGTTCATTATATGCATGTACAAAATACTTAGCATGTAATCTATACACAAGTTTTAGATCATCATCTGTAAAGCCATTTACCATAGCTGTCTTAAATCCAGTAAAGTCTATATAGTCCTCCTGTTCCATTTGTTGCCTCAGCAAACTCTTATAACTTCTTAATCCCATCTTTTGTAAAAATATATTTATTTAATTTCTGTTGCCTTTCTTCACACCCACATGATTTATAGCCAAATAACTTAGCTACAAATTTTGCTATTCTCTTACCTTGTCCTAAAGTAATTATTCTTATAACCTTTTCTGTAAAGTCTCCTAGCTTCATAGGTTTCTTTGTTTTATGTCCTGCTGCCATTTTATATCCATTTTTAAAAAATCTTTTTATTCCTTTTTCTAATCTCACAATCCTATCTTCTTCTTTAAAAGTTTTTTGACATTCCTATAAGTATTATACAAACTAATATATGTAATAGTTGTCTTTCTACTAAGCTCTGATATTTTAGTACCTGATGCAATAATCTCAAACACCTTTTGATCATACCAATGCAGTTTAGAAAATTCTTCATTAAATCTTTTCTCAACTCTAGCAAACTCAACCTGTTCTCCATCTTCCAAGTTTGATAATATTTCATCACTAATAAATGATACTCTGTTTTGTTTCTTTTTGAGTTGTAAGAACATTGTGTACAAAGTCTTAAATATATAGTAGTAATTAACATCATCATCACCATAGCTAATATCAGTTCCCTTTTCTGTAAGATAATGAATTTTTATGTATAACTCCTGAACTAAATCTTCTGCTGTTGCATGATCTAAACCAAATGACTTGCATATGTTTACCCATATCTTATGTTTCTTTGCTGCTTTCTCTAGTATGTTCATCTGTTATCAAGTCTATCATGTTATCTCCTTCTATACTAAATCCTACATTATTTATTAAACTTCTAATTTTTACTGGAGAATCTAAACTTGTAGGCATCATTCCAGTATCTGTATCTTTAACTTTTCTAACATGTAACTGAGTTATCATCCAATCTAAAGGATGCTGTACCATTCTTGCAATTACACAAAAATTATCACACCTATTACTCCACTTACCACCACCTTCACAATCACTCATCATTGGTGCTACAGGATGACCTGCATATTCATGATTAGAATTATATACTCTCCTTGTAGCCTCAGTTACTGCATGTGCTGTTAGCCATAATGCTACTCCAGTTTTATGACAAAACATTCTCATATCTGATGCTGCTTTATAATCATACTCATGTCCTCCTACAGATCTAAACAAGTCTCTATCTTTTTCTAAGGAGTTGTAAGGATCTATAAAATAACCTTGATAATTCCAACTCTTTTTTATTTCTTTTCCAAGTTCTAATAATTGTAGATATGTATATTGTTCATCTATGCTTATTAATTTAAAGTGAGAATCTACCCATTGACTTCCTTCTTTCAGCTTTTCCTCATCAACTTTGTTAATGGGCAAACCCTCTTTAAATTCTATTAATTTTTTCACTATAGCATATGGTTCATTTTCTGCTGCATATACTAAGAATCTTAAACCATGTTTTTTTGCATATAGGAACATAAAAAAAAGCACAGTATGAGTTTTACCTACATTACTATGCCCTAAAAAAATATTAAAAGTTCCTTTTTTAAATCTAAAATAAGTATCAAAAGACTTAATACCTAGTGCCAGTCCTTCCTTGATTTCTCCTCTCCTAATTTTGTGGATCTTGTCAAGTTGGTCTTTAACACTAAGTATCATATGCTAGTCTGTAAATGGATCATCATTCCCATAGCCTAAGTCTCTATCAGGATTGTGTTCAACTGTTGTTACTTTTTTCTCAGGTGAAAAATCACTATGTGGTATGTAAAGTTTACCATTCTTACTTCTTAATACATCCATTGATAAATATCCACTATTTTTTCTAACAGTTTCTTTTACCTCAGGATTTTCTAAATGTTCTTTAAATCTATCTACATTCATTCTCATTTTAACCACTACAAATTCCTTTGGTGATTCATCTAGATAAATTCCTTGAACAAAATCAGGTTTTGGCATAATTAATCAGGTTTAGTTAATAATGTTTTATATAAATATATTGAGACATCTTTTACATCTGTAAGCATTTGTCTCTTATCCTCTAGTGATGCTTTCTGCCATACATCAGTTGCTACTAATTGTATTGCATTATTTACACCAACAGATCTTGCTATGCCTTCCTCTCTAGTCATACTAGATCCCTCAGGTTTATAGTCTTGTGGAGTAGGTTGCATTTTAGCATAGTTCTTCTTTTCATCAAGAGTATAGAAGATTGTATCTCCTACATTTTTTTTGAAATCTCCTATTGCAGAGAAATCAGGTACATCACCATTTGCCAGTTCAACAGAGTATTTATTAAATGTCTGTTTACCATTACTCCATGTACCTTTAGGTGTAATAGTCTTAACTGTACTTTGTTTAATATTCTTGGATTCCATCATAAAGTTTATTCAAGTTAATGTTTTTATTTAATTCTTTATTTTGTTCTTTCCATTTAAGGAAAACTCCCTCTAGAGCATCTACCTTACCTTTCAGTTGTGAAAGTTCTAATTGTAAGCTAGTTTTTTCTCTAAGGAGTTCTCTACATTCTGAATACATTTCTTTGTAGAGTTTATGTAGCTGATCTAATCTATCTTTTTGATCTTTGATCATGCTATCTTTTGCAGTAGGTTCTTCACCTTTGTTTCTAAAAAATATTGACATTTTAAAGTGCTTTTCTATAACAATATTAATACTATTATATATAATAACCAAACATTATGTTAATAAATTTTTAAAATATTTTATCATTTCCTGCAACTCATCTAGAGAGTATTTAACAGTTTCCCTTGATTTTATTAGTAATTCAGTAGCTTTATCTGTTTTGTATTTATCATTTAAAAAAAGTGCAAATTTATATTGTTCACCTCCTCTAAAAGTATTGCAGCTAACACATTGGAGTGCTACATTCTCCTCATCCCATCTTGTTGCATAATGTCTCCTGCTCATAAAATGTCCTGCATGTGCATCCTTGTAGTGTAGCTCTTTTGCACAAGTACAGCATAGTCCATAACCTAAACCATCAGTATCTCTTTTCCTGATATATTCACTAAAGACTTTATCTAGTTTTCTTATTAAAGTTTTTCTGCTAGGTTTTTTTGCCATACAAAAAGGTACAAAAAAAAAGAGAGACTTGCTATCACCTAAATCTCTCTCTTAATCACATGTGTGTATTCTATGTTTCATAGGCATCATGTTTTTGTCATTAAACCTTTCAGTATTTCTACATTATTTTGATAACCTGATTCTTTTCTACAGTATTTATCTATAGTAGAATATTCTTCTACACACACAACAATATTACCTTGTGGTATACCATTGTGAAAATACATGTTTGATTCAGGATATAACAAAGTAAGTAAAGCACTTACATAAATGTTCTGATCTAGATCAAGATTAATACCATTTTCATTTAAGTATATCTTGTTCTTATCATCAAGATGTAATACTTGGATATTACCTTCTACTTCTTTTTGTAAAAGTTCTAGAGTTGCATCTTCTGCTTTTCTAGTTAAGTGTGTTACCTTTCCACCTGTACTTATTGTGTACCAGTTTCTTTGGATTCTTTGAGTATTTGTTTTTTTATTTTCTAGGATTGACAAATTTTAATTATTATTTATTGTTTGTAAACTTAATTACACCACAATATTATAACTTTATTTACAATCTACCAAATAAAATGTAAAAAACTTTATTATATACTATATTTACTGTATTGTAAAGTAATATATATTATAACTATATTACATATTATAATACAAGTATATAATATTTATACTTATATTATAGATAAGGAAATGGTAAGCTATTCATATCAAATAGATGTTTAGTTTTTTTATGACTTCCATCACAATATCCATTTCTATCTTTTGTATTACCACATTGACATTTATTTCTTTCCATTACTTTCTTGATTTTTCAAATGATCTTCCACCAAAATAAGCTCCAACCATTAACATTACTAATTGATTTACAATATCTAACTCATATTTAAAAAAGAATCCAGTAGCATATACTACTAGCATAAATATAAGTGCCATAGGTCTAACATTCTGACTAAGCCATGATCCTGATTTAGCATCTGCCTCCCATCTTCTAGTTACTGCCTCCATCTCTGCAAGATCCATTTCTAGCAGTTTTAATGCTTGATCTTTATCTACTGGAGGTAAAGTATTATCTTTCTGTATTATATTTTTAACTAAGCCTAAAACACCTTTATCAGGTACAACATCAAGTAGATTGTTTATCAGACCTGACTTTGCTAGTAGCTGACCTACCTTTGTCTCTCTTAGTGGTTTCCTTTTTTTCTTCTCTTGGCTCATAAGGTTTATATTTTGTTACTTGTGTTACAGGATCTCTGTATGCCTCTATAACTTGATTTCTATTCTTACCTTCTCTGTAACTTACATGCACCCACTTAGGTGATCCATCTTCATTACTAAACTCCCATATTAATGTATCAAACTCTAGGTTATCTTTTATATAGTTAAATATCTCTGTATTAGATACTTTAGTGAAATCCATATCTATATCAAGAGCTTGACCTGTCATGTGTAGGCTTGTTTTAGAGCCTTTAATAGCTCTATTTAGCCTTTCTCCTCTATAACCACTAGAAACATGTATAGGACAGTTAAAATGGTCTCTAATAGGTTGAAACACCTTTTCTGCTATTACCTTTAGATTATCTATATGCTCTTTTGGTGGAGTATTATCTATATCTAATCTTTTGGCAGTCTCTGATCTTACTACCTCTGCTAAACTTAAATTTTTACTTAACTTCATAATCTATCTTCTTTATTTATTTTAACATGAAGGACATGCTCTTGATGTTGTAACTACTATATCACTATAATTTGATGTATAATATCTAATATAAATATATCTAGTACTATTACATTGACTAAAATCATAACATGTACCTCTTAAACTAGCACCATATTTATATAATGGTGGACCTTGTGGTTGATAAGTACCAAATGTATTTTTACACCCTGGGTATGTTGAGTTGTTTGTAGCATGTTGAAATGCACTAGTACTATTATTTCCATAAACATCAATAATAGTTGTTGTTTGTGAGTTAGTCCATTGTATAGGACTAAAACCTCCATTAAAATTAAAGTTTGGACAGTAGTTTGCACTTGACCAATCACCACTTCTAGTCTCTACTCTACCTGTAACTGGTATTAATGGTGGTGGAGATGTAGTAGAACCTAAACTAAATTGTGTTTCACCTGCATCATTTTTTGCATAAATCCAACAATAATAAGTTGTGTTAGCAGACATACCACTAACATTAAAATATCTCCATGAGTGCATCCCCCAACTACTATGCTGATTGTATTTTGTAGCACTACCAATACTACTAGATGTACCAACATATACACCACACTCTGTAATATCACACCCACCATTACCTCTCATAATAGCTTGTGCTGATAAATTACCTGATGTATTAATACTAAAACTTTGACTACCTAGTTGTGTAGGTGCTGTACATGCTTGATAACCATAAAACTCACTCATGTTATCAGGATCTGTAAATCCTGCTTCATTACTTAAAGTTCCAAGAGATACATTATTATCTGTATCATTCCCATTAACTTCTTGATTGATGTCAGCTCTAAGTCTAAGTTGTCCTGATGATGGTACTGCCATGTTTTAACAATTTTGTAAATCTTTAAAATTATCTCTTTCTTTTAAATCATTATAACATTGAGACCACAAGTTTAAATTATGGTCATGGTTAAACAAAACATCACCATTAAAAAACAAAAAGTTTTCATTATCTGCATCTCTTGCCTCTTTACTTTCATAACCTGCATAATGATAAGTTACTTGTTCTACTTTTATGTTATCATGTGTTATAGTGTGTACTTGTATTTGCTTTACATACAGATATACATTTGACCATGATTCTGTTCTTAATATTTGTTTAGGTTGTTGTATAGTTTCTTCTGTTCCATCAGGATGTGTAACTAAAATATCTTCTGTTTCAGTCTCACTTTGTTCAACAAATGTCCATGTTATATCTCCTTGTAGTGCCATAATTACATTTTTATTTTTTTTAACCAATTATTCCAAGTCTCTACAACTTTATTGTTAAAGGCTTGTATTTTGTTTGCTAAATATTTTAATATTCTTACCATTTTTTTTTAATTTTTAGACATTATATGTCATTTGAATTTCATATCTTATTTGTGATGAACCACCACCTGATGATACTTGCATTATATTTGTGTTGTAATTCATATTACTTGACCAACCATATCTTGCATTTGAACCACCTGCATCTTGTGTAACTACAGTACCAGTTGCACCACCATTGAAATGTGATGAACCACTTATACTAGATGTACCTGACCTAGTTTCTGCTCTAGCCAACATACTTTGACCTAGATATGAAGGATATGGTGTATTATTATCTCTTAATCTACAATAACCTATTGTTCTATTATTAGTTGCTGTACCTCCACTTAAATATCCTGCACTCCAATTACTTGAATTACCCCATCCACTCTGTACACTCCCTGGGTTACCTGTTGATAAATATTTACTTGCTTGTGCTAAAGTTGTCCAACCATAATAATAATGATTATATTGATTGTATACAGTTGCATATGAATTGACATTAGGTGGAAATATCTCAGCATAAGCACCTTGTGCAGCTCCTGAATATGTTGTATAAGTATATGCAGCTCCAGTAGCTTGTGTTTTTACAGATGAATATGTTGCAGTAAACCTTGCAGGTGATTGTGAATCTCTAATACCTGCCCACATATAGTATGTAGTACTTGCTGATAAACTAGTAAAATCTCTGTTAAAATTAAAACTAGTAGATGTTGTGTTTCCTTCACTATACCATGTGTTACTAGTCATTGTAGCACTTGTGCCAAAGTAAAAACCTCTTTCTACTGCACCACCACTTGGATTACTAAAAGTAGGACTTGTAACTCTCATACTTACATCATATACATTAGATGTAGTTGGTGAACCACTAACTGTTGGTTGCTCATAACTAACATAGCCATAAAATTCTGACATTTCATCTGGTTCAGTAAATTCTGCTGAATTAGAAAGTGTACCTAATGATACATTATCTCCAGTAGCTGAACCATCAACCTCTAAAGCTATGTCTGCTCTTAACTTTAATTCTCCTGAACTTGGTACTGCCATACTAATTATCTGTTAATTCTGTAAATCCTTTCTTTTGTTTTAGGTGTGTGTAACAGTATTGAAAAACAGTTTGACCACCTAAAGTCAAATCCTCTACTTGTATTCTTTCAATAGTATCAATTTCTTCTAATGGTGAAAAATATCTATCCTGTCTATCTTCTTTAGATGTATATATGTTATATCTATAATGTAAATAATGTGGATTTTTTGTATCACCTCTAGGTACATCTATTGTTATTTCTTGTCCATTTTCATCATGTGCAATTCTATCATAATCATCAGTATGAAAAGCACACATTCTAATCATAACATATGCATCTTCAATAACTTTGTCTACAACTTCTTCATACACATCTACCATTTGTGTTTCTTTAACACCATCATTTTCTACTATTATTTCTTTTTGTCCAACTACTTCTAGTTTGTACAATGTTACATCACCAACTAATGCCATGTTATGTTTGTTTTCTTACTGATTTATGTCTATCTATTATTTCTTGTATTTCTTTCAATGATTCCTGTATTCTCATTGATAAATTTGCTTCAAACTTTGCTACTGGTCTACCATTTTTATACAGAATAATTGTAGGAGCTGCTTTTATACTGGCTTGTAATGCTTCACCTTGCTCCTCTACATATGCATATTGTACTTTTACATCTTTTAGTCTATCTAAATTGTCATATTGATTGTGTGTATTCCACTTATAATTAAAGTGAACAATACTTAAATCCTGACCATAACTAAATGTTGTAAACAATAATGCTAATAATAATGTTCTCATGCTAATCTTTTTTAATTATTTCATATAGCTTTTCATCTATTTTATCTAATTTATCACTATTCTCCTCTACCTTCTTTTCTGTTTGTAAGATGCTAGTCCTAATTGCAGAATCCTTAAGGTCATATTCTGTTCTGCTGATTGGTGGTTCAGGTAATTCTTTAGCAAGTTCTATTTCACCTTGTAGAGAATACCACATACCAGTAACAGTAACAATTACAAATCCTATTGTTACAAGGTTTTCTATAGTTATATTTAATTTTTTTCCTTTTATTTTATCTAAATCATCTGACATTTGTTTATTATTTTTTACAATTATTACACTTATCACTTAATTCTTTAACAGCTTCAATTAACAATCCAATTATACCATTATAATCTACTGCCTTAAAGCCATCTTCACTTTTTAAACTATCAACCTCTTTTACAAGCTCAGGCATTACTTTTTCTAGCTCTTGTGCTATTATACCACCTGACCTTTTATCATCTCTGTCAATCCAATCAAAAGTTACACCTCTTAATTGATCTATTTTGTCTAAGGCATTGTCAATAACCTTAACATTTTCTTTTAATCTTTCATCAGAAGGTGTAGTTGTAGAGTATGCTATCACATCTCCATCAGCATGAAAATCACCATCTGCTTCAAATCTAAATTTATTAATATTATTAATGTACATGTCTACCTGAGTATCATTTGTAAACTCAATATAGTCTGTACTATCTAGCCCAATGTACTGTACTGCTCTTAAATCACTTGCTACTTTTGCTGCTGTTACTGCATCATCTGCAATCATATCAGTAGCTACTTGTACTTCACCTATTGTTCCTGCTGATACTGCACCTAATACTCTGTTAGCTGTTGTAGTATCTTGCATTTTTGCATATGTTACATTATCATCTAATATTTTAGCTGTAGTAACTGCATCATTAGCAATAGTTAAAGCAGTTGCACCTGTAACATCACCTGTATGTGTTTGGTTATATAGGTTAGTTGATCCTTGTGTTAAATCATCTGTATCTTTTGTTGCAAGTCTAGTATCAAATGCTGAGTTAGCTCTAGCATCTGTATAGTACAAGTTAGAACTACCTTCTGTTAATACATCTGTTGTAGAGTTTGTCTCATCAATTAACTTAATCCAGTTACCTGCATGTGCAAAATATCCCTTACCTGTTGCATGTACATGTGCAAACATACCATGATAAGTAGATGCACTTGGTAAATCTCCTTCTGTTGCATACATGTTAGCATATAACATTTTACCAGTTGTAGTAAAGTTGTATGACTGACCATCTAAGTTACCACCTAATTGTGGAGTAGTATCTTCTACAACATTGTTAATACTTACTGCTTGTACTCTAGCATCAGTATAATAAAGATTTGTGTTCTCTGTTATTGCTGATGTGTTTAATGTAATATCAGCAGTACCATCAAATGAAACTCCTGATATATTTCTTGCTGTTGCAAGTGCTGTAGCAGTTGCAGCATTACCTGTAGTAGATCCTGATGAACCACTTACATTACCTGTAACATTACCAGTAAGGTTACCAGTTACATTACCAGTAACATCTCCTGTTACATCACCTGTTAAATTACCAGTTATTGTACCTGATGCTCCTATAGTACCTACTGATATATTAGGTGTACCAGTTAAACCTGCTGCTGTAGTAGCTGCAATACCTAATCCATCAACATATGATTTAGTAATATGTGCTTGTACTTCTGATTGGCTAGGTCCTGTATATGTAAATGCTCCACTTGTGTTATCATAAGTAAAACTTCCATCACCTCCTGCATCAACAGCACTAAAATCTGCTAATCCAATACCACTTTGTGTAGATGCAATAGTTAATGTACCTGCTGCATCATCATATGTAAGACCTATTCCTGATCCTGCTGTTAAAAGTGTATTTACTTGATCATCTATTCTTTCATTTGTTAGATATTTATTTGTAGATCCTTCAGGTAAATCATCTGTATTAACTTGATTTGCTCCTGTTCCAAAGTCTATTAGTGTATCATCTATAGAATCTGCTGCAATACTTACAGCTCCACTACTAACACTAAAATGAGATGATGAGAAACTAGCAACCCCTTTTGCACTTGTACTAGCATCTGTTCCTGCTACAGTTAGGTTAGGATATGTACCCCCAGTCTGTACCCCATTTGATGCAGTAATTGCTACTGTTTGGTCAGGTGATGAGTTTGTAATTGTTAGGCTATTGGCAGCATCATCATATGTTGCTGTAATTCCAGTTCCACCTACTACTAAATTACTAACTCTGTCATCTACTCTCTCATCAGTAAAGTACAGATTACTGCCTTCACTTAAATCTGATGTTGATTTACTTGATAAATCTAAATTACTACCTGTATTTAATGCAATTCTAGCATCTGCTCTTGCATTAGTATAGTATAAATTTGTACCCTCAGAAAGATCTGTTGTAGATTTGCCTGATAAAGCAGAATCAAACCTTGCAGTTGTGTAATACAAGTTAGATCCCTCTGTAATATTGTCTGTTGTTAATGAAATGTCTGCTGTTCCATCAAATGCTACACCTGCAATATTTCTACTTGTAGCTAAAGCTGTTGCAGTAGATGCATTTCCTGTTAATGCACCTGTAAAAGTTGTAGCAGCTACACTTGTTAGTCCACTTATGTTTGGATTAAGTGATACTGTTAATGCATTACCTGCTGATGCTGTTTGTATTTCATTAGTTGTACCTGCAATAGTAAATGTTTCACTATCTAGGTCTATGCTTTGCACACCTCCTGAATCACCTTGAAAGTCTAAATCAGATGCTGTTACTTGTGCATCTACATATGCTTTAATTGATTGTTGTGTTGCTAGTGCTGTTGCACTATCAGAGGACATGTTATCCTCATCTTTTATATCTGTTATTGTTATTGTTCCATCAGATAATGATCCAAAAGTAAGTGTTCCTGATACTGTAGAGTTTCCTGAGATATTACCACTAAGACTACCTACAAAGCTATTAGCTGTTATAGTGCCTGTTGCTGTTAAATCTCCTGCATTGTTAAGGCTAATCCCTGTTTCTGTTCCCAAACCATCAGAAATCACCTGTAAACTAGCTGATAATCCATCATTATCACCAACCTTTAGTAGTGAATCATAACTTGATGCAATAGATATTCCTGTTAAACTACTTGCCATTTTTATTTATTTTAAATTTGTTATTTATATATCTCATTAACTTTATAATGTTTTTTTCCTTAGGTTTATATATTTTCATATCAATGTTTTATAGCACCCACCCTTGAAATGTAGGCTCATCTCTATCAGGATAAATATCATCATTTGTATTAGATGTATATTCAGGATAACTGCTTTGATTAAAATCCATAAATTGTATAAACCTTCTTGTATAATATTCAGCTAAAGTTCTTTCTTTTTCAACTAAATAATCTACTTCTGCCTTTTCTACTGTCTCTGCATTTTCAGAAACATGCTTAAATATTCCACCATTCTTAATCTGATATGCAGCAAAAGGTAAAAAGTCTACCATAGCAAAATGGATTAACATTGGCTGAACATGATTTACTAATAGTGTTTCATATACTGTACCTGATATAGTATCTGTATCTATTAGAGTTTTAATTTTGTTGTATAAATCTGTTCCTAAATAGTTTTGTATGTGTATAGTTTGTGCAATTTCAATAAAATGCATCAGTTTGTCAGCTTGAACATTACCATCTATAATGGTGTTCTTAACTAAATCATTTCTACTTATAAATAATACTTTTGCCATAACTATCTAGGTGTTGTAAATTTTTTAGGTTTTAAGAATCCTCTATTTTTCATATCTCTAGGTCTCTTAGCAACCTTGTTATCATTTTTTTCAGGTGTAAATCCTTGCCTTCTTGCTTCATTTACAGTTACAACCTCATCATTACTAATACCATCACTAGGTAAAAACTCACCTTGTGCATTTCTTTTTCTAAAATATACCTGTCTCATCCAAAAATGCTGACATGATCCACCTCCTTTGTAAAACCAAATACTGTATGTATCAGCTCCATTAGCTCCCCATCCTGCATTAACAGCTTTTTTATCCATAGCAAGTATATCTTCTTTTCTATATATCTTACCTGCTGCTAACATTTTTCTACAAAACTCTCTAGTATTAGGACTTACAATATCAGGTGCATACTTATATCTTACTTTAAATAGACCTTTATCTTGATCAGATTTAGAATCAGGTTTAGCAGAACCTGTAGATGCTAGTTTTAACATCTCATTTTGCTTATCATCTAAGTCATAATTTACTTCTTCTGCACTAATTAAATCCCATTGATCTAAATCTTCATCTTCTCCTAGTGCTATTAGATCATCTGCTACTTGATTACTAGGATGATTGTCAGTTCTATATACCTTTTTCTCTTTTTTAAGGCTTAATTTTTGTCCTGTTTCTTCTTCTCTAGTTTCTTTATCTGCAACATTTGTAAGATCAGTAAATTCTAAAGGCTGTAATGTTTTAAAGTATAGCTTTAATGTAATGTTATTGTAAGCTAAAATTCTATCAAATGCATCTATCATTAAATTTTGATAAGGTCTAATAACCATATTATCCATAAGTATAGATGCTTTCTCTAATTCATCTGCATTATTACCTAATCCTGTATTGTTTTTTACACCTAAAAGCATAGGTGATACAATTCTATGTGATACTAATATCTTTTCTTGTGATTCTGTAGAAAGAAATTGGTATTGTTGGTGTGCATCTGATAACTGTATTGGCTCTATAGTAGCTTGACTATCTGTATTGTCATTGAATGATAGTATAAACTTACCTGCATTACTTGATCCACTAAACTTTTGTGATATTTTCTTTTCTATTAATGCTCTTTCTTCTTCATTAGGTATACCATTGTTCATGTTTATAATCATAGATGGAGACATACCATTTAATATATTATTCATGTGAAAGTTAGAGATCTCTCCTTCTAGTTCTGCATACTGTAATCCACCAGTATATGCAGGAGGACTGTAGTAATAATAACCTGCTTTGTAAGGTTTTATAAATAATATTTCTCTAGGTTCTTTAGATGTCCCAAATGCAGGTATTCTAGTAATATCAGAAGATGCTTTATACTCACTCCAATCATGAAAATAATAGTATGCTTCAATTTCTCCTGATTCACCTGATTTTTCAGCTCTAATTGTTTCTACAGGCATGTGTTCTACCTGTACTATCTTCTTTCTACCTTTTCCATATATTATTTGTAGTGCAGCACCACCCATTAGATAGTAGTCATATATTACTTTTCTAACTACATCTTTTTTTAATAGGCTTAACATTTGTGCATACTGATCAGGTTTATTACTAGAATCTAGTGCATCTAATCCTTTACCATAAATCATTTCACTAATACCATTAATACAGGCATGATTTGTAGGTGAACCATTATATAGGTCAATTAGATATTGATAATAGTTATTATCCTCACCATACATTACAAAATCTTTTCTTGGATCTTCTATAATTTTAGGAGCTGTATAAGCTGCTAACTCTACTACTCTAATATCTCCTTCAAAC